CTTTAGAAACCAAATATAACATAGGTAAGAAAAAAGAAGATTGATGGTTAAGATGGAAAAATTCTCAGAGTTTATCACAGAAGAAAAAGATGAACCTTATAAAATAGTTATTCTCGGCCATCAACTTGCTGGTGTAAGAGATACAAAGGATGATCCAGATTCAAGTGGTACAGCTTTGTTGGTTAAGTTGGGCAATAAATTAGGTCTTGATGTTTTTCAAGCGGACTTTGTTGGTGCATACAGTAAAAAAGTTTCTGGTAAACGTCTTTTATATTCTTTTCCTTTTGATGATGAAGGATTAGTTCTACTTCCAGACTCATCAGAAGAGAAAATAAAATATCAAAAACCATTTGAATGTAATCCAAAAAATACTCTTATTTTTCCAAGGGGATTGGGTACTTTAGGATTTACAAGCAGTCGCTCTTGGTACGATATGATTAAACAATTTGAATATGATGGCTTCACAATTATACCGTCATTAGAATGTTATGATATATGTACCAGTAAATATCTCAGCTATATAATGTTTACAAATAATGATGTTGCGACTCCTAAGACTGCTCGAATAGCACATTCAGAAGATTCAGATAGAGCTTTCAAAGAACTAGATACCAAGTTTCCTATCATATTAAAATCGTCAACTGGTACTCAAACAGGTGTAGGGGTTGTTATTATAGAGAGTATGAGATCACTACATGCTGTTGTGCAAATGATTTTACTTTATAACAAATATCTTCCTATCATTATTCAAGAATATATTAAAACCGATTATGATATAAGAGTAGTTGTTTGTAATGGTGAAATTATTGGTGCAATGAAACGAAAAGTTATAACGGGTGATGTGAGAAGTAATGTTTCTTTGGGGGCTAATGCTGAGAAAATGGAACTTACAGAGTTGGAGAAGTCTGAATCCTTACGAATTACTGAATTAGTAAAAGGTCAATTAGTTGGCGTAGATTTGATACCATCAAAAGACAGAGAGAAAATAAAACCCTATTGTATAGAGGTAAATGCTAACTTAGGTTTTGGTGGGATAGAAAAAATATTAAAAGGAAGTCCTACTACTGAAATACTTAAAACTTTTCTAAATCGTGACAATTGGAACCTTGACAAATCTACGGAAACCTGATATAATCTTTATATGAACTTTTACACTAATGTATTACAGTATGGTAACACTATTCTTGTCCGTGAAGTCAAGGATGGGGAACGCACAACTCGTAGAGTTAAATATCAACCTACATTGTTTGATTTAATACCCGGCCTAAAGGAAACGGGCTATAAAACCCTTGACGGCCAAAATGTCCTACCCCACAAATTTGATTGTATTAAAGATGCAAAAAGATGGTCTTCCGAAAGGGAAAATCAGGATATTGTTTTTGGTAATACTCAATATCCTTATTGCTGGATTTCTGATGAATTTCCAAATCAAATAGAATGGTCCTTGGATAAAATGTTAATGGTGACTATTGACATTGAGGTTGAGTGTGAAAATGGATTTCCTAAACCAGAAGATGCTATTGAACCTATTTTGGCAATCACGGTTAAGAATCACCAATCCAAACGAATTGTTGTCTGGGGTGTTAATGATTTTCATAACTATCGAGACGATGTAACTTATATAAAATGTAAAAACGAAAAGGATTTATTAGAGAAATTTTTGGGTTTTTGGGAAACACACATACCAGATATTATTACGGGCTGGAATACAGAGTTTTTTGATATTCCTTATATTTGTAACCGTATCATAAATATTTTTGATGAGGGGGAGGATCAAGTTAAGCGTCTGTCTCCTTGGAAAAATATATTTTCCAGAGAAGTGTATCAGATGGGTAGAACGCATCAGGTATATACATTAGACGGTATTGCTGCATTAGATTATTTTGATTTATATCGTAAGTTCACATACACTAATCAGGAACGATATACTCTTGACCATATTGCATTCGTGGAATTGGGTGAACGTAAATCAGGAAATCCCTATGATACGTTTCGTGAATGGTATACTAAAGATTATCAATCATTTATCGAATACAACATTAACGATGTGGAGCTGGTTGATAAATTAGAAGATAAGATGAAACTGATTGAGCTGTGTCTTACGATGGCATATGAAGCCAAGGTGAACTTTACAGATGTCCTTGGAACTGTGAGATTTTGGGACATAATCATCTACAACCATCTTTGTAAGAAAAAGATTGTCATACCACCCAAGAAACAAAGAAAAAAGGTTGAAAAATATGAGGGTGCTTATGTTAAAGAACCTCAAATTGGTATACATAAATGGGTAATGTCATTTGATTTAAATAGTCTATATCCACACCTGATAATGCAGTATAATATTTCACCAGAAACTCTTATTCCATCAAAGGAAAAATCCTCTGGGGATATGGTGAATAAAATTTTAGACGGTAAGGTTAAAAATAATACAGAGTATTGCATGGCTCCAAATGGTGCATTTTTTAGAAAAGATAAGAGGGGGTTTCTGCCAGAATTAATGGAGACAATTTATAATGATAGAGTTAAATATAAAAAACTATTATTGGAAGCTGAACAAGAATATGAGGACACGAAGGACAAGTCTTTACTCAAGGTCATTTCAAGATACAACAATATCCAGATGGCGAAAAAGATATCTCTTAACTCGGCGTATGGTGCTATTGGGAATCATTGGTTTAGGTATTTTGATTTGCGAAACGCTGAAGCGATTACAACTAGCGGCCAGTTGGCTATACGATGGATTGAAAGAGATCTTAACATATATCTTAACAAAATTCTTGAAACTGATAAAGAAGATTATGTTATTGCTTCCGACACGGATTCAGTTTATCTCACTTTTGACAAATTGGTTAGTAAGGTGTTTGGGGAATCACCAGAGATTATTAAGGTGGTCAAATTCTTGGATAAAGTGGCAACTGATAAGTTGGAACCATTTATTGACAAGTCTTATCAAGCCCTTGCTAAATTGGTTAAAGCATATGACCAAAAAATGATAATGGGCCGAGAGGTTATTGCAGACAAAGGAATCTGGACGGCAAAGAAACGATATATTCTCAATGTTTACGATAACGAAGGTGTTCGATACAAAAAACCCAAATTAAAAATTATGGGCATCGAAGCGGTTAAGAGTTCGACTCCTGCGCCATGCCGAGATAAACTTAAAGAGGCGCTCAAGATCATAATGAATGGTGATGAGAAAACGCTAAATACCTTTATACGGGAATTTAGAGAAGAATTTATGACCCTCCCCCCAGAAGAAATAGCATATCCAAGATCAGTAAATGGTGTTGAAAAGTACACAGATAACGCACAGAATACCTATAATATTGAAAGTGGTGAAACAATTCAATATGGTTTCTTTAAATCCAGAGCCCCCATTCATGTTAAGGGGGCCATATTATATAATCACTTGGTTGACAAAAACAAATTATCCAACAAATACCCTTACATACTAGAAGGTGAGAAAATAAGCTGGTTATACCTTAAAGAACCAAATGCATATCAGTCCAGTGCATTTTCGTTTATAACAAAAATGCCAAAGGAACTTGACTTACATAAGTTTATAGACTATAATTTACAATATGAAAAAAGTTTTATTGAACCGTTGAAATTTATTACGGACAAAATTAAGTGGGCTATTGACGGTAGTTATGGTTCTCAAGGAACACTAGAGGACTTTTTTTAATGCGGGCATCGTATAATGGTATTACCTCAGATTTCCAATCTGATGATGTGGGTTCGATTCCCTCTGCCCGCTCCAATTTAATTCTTGAACGTCAAGACGCAATCTATGCTGCAACAAAATTGATGAAGTACTTTGAGGACTTCAATCGTATTGATGATTATTTTCGTGCAAGAAAGATTGAACGTGTAAAGAATATTCCAACACCTCTGCCTGGCATGGGCTTAGAAGATGACCTGTTTCAAAACTTTGATATGCATCCAGAAGATATGAACTTCTCTATCGTGCAGATGCAACCTAAAACCTTTGATACGCTTCTAGAAATGACCGCTTCATTTAGTCCAGATGAAAATCCAGGCAAGACTGCAAAATATATCGTAAAAGAAACAAACACAGATAAGATTGTAGGGTTTATTCGTTTTGGTTCGCCTCTTATCAATTCCAAACCACGTAATGATTATCTTGGTGATGTTCCAGACCTAGATATATTCAACAAACGTGCTATCATGGGATTTAATATCGTCCCGACTCAACCGTTTGGATTTAACTATCTTGGTGGTAAGTTGATGGCTGCAATTTGTTGTTCTTCTGATATTCGTAGACAATTGAATAAGAAATATGATACAGAGTTTTGTCTATTTGAGACAACATCACTTTATGGTAATATTAAGGGTGGTAGTATGTATGATGGTATGCGTCCATATTTAAGATACAAGGGTGATACTCAATCCAAGTTCCTGTTGACATTGGGTGAGGACATATATCCAGAACTACGAGATTGGTTTACTGAAAAGAATGGTGGTGAGGAACTTATTCATAAGGGTGCTAGTAGTCGCAAGTTAAAGATGCAAACTAAGATGGTAGGACTCATAAAACAAAGTTTGGCCAAACATGATATGAAAGCATATGAATTGTTTTCAAAAGAGATTGCAAAAGCAAGTGATGTTACAACACAAAAGAGATTCTATATGAGTGAGTATGGTTTCTTTAATACAAAAAAAGTTTTGTTAGGAGAAGAAAAGGTCTTGACAAAAGCAGAAAACTATGATAGATTTGAACTAGAAAATATCATTAAGTGGTGGAAAAAGAAAGCTACCAAACGATATAACAACGTGGTTGCAGATGGAAGGGTTCGTAAAGAACTTGAAGTTTGGAACCAAGATACTATGAATAAAATTGACATTATTAGATAAGTGAAGAAATAAAAATGCTTTTGAAACCTATTAGTTTAGATTATTCGCCTTATGTGACTTTTCCGCCCACGGTAAAAGAATATGATTTGCCAGATAATATATTCGATTATAGTTCATATCCAATTGGACTTAGTGCATATATTTACTATTATATCTTACTAGTAGATTACATTTTAAAGAGTGGTAAAGTTGTGCCTGCTGGAACAATATATGTTGGAGCTCATGGTTCTGATAAAGAATCAAAATATTTTGATGGTTCTTATTGGCATTCTTCAAAAAATGATGAGTTTAATGAAATCTATTATAATACTGAAAAAGCTGTATTAAAGTTTGTTATAGAAAAAAGAAACTTATTATCTACAGGTTGGACAGGTGTAAAAAATAAAGAAGAAAGAATCATAAGGAAAAAGAAAAAAGAAAATCCAGATATGATTTTTAATATTGGTTATGGAATAAAGGAATATGCTACAATGGATATAGACGATCTTCAAGATTTGGCCAAATTGATAAAGAATCAACAAAAAGATGATGGTTTTAAAACATTTACAGAAAATGAAGTAGAAGTTAAAAAACAAACAAAGAACTATGGTGTTGATTTTGCTCAACCAAGAGCAAAGGAGAGGACTGAAGATGTTGCACAAATGTCTCTACAAATTAAACATCATGGAACCGATAAAGCCAAAAAACTCGTAAAGTTTATGAATTGGCAAAATAGTGATAGAGATTTAATTATTGATAAAAGCACTACACTTAAAGCTTTTAAGTCTTCAGATTCACCCCTCATAGATCAAATTGAAATCCCTTATGATTATCATAAAGATTTTGATATAGAAGAAGCAAAATATCTAGGTTTGTTGTTAAATGCTAATGAGGAAGAAAATCCTGTCATAGAAAAGAATACAGATGTTGCCGATTCTGCTAAAATGTTGACCGATAATTGGTTTGCAAAAGGTTGGGATAAAGATGATAAAAATTTACGAGGACATCCAGAAATATATGACTGGCTGAAACCATTTAATTTGGGTGATTATGGCAGAGCTTCTGCTATAGATAAAGCAGAAAATGATATTAAGAAGAAAGGTGTTAAATCAGCAGGAAAAACTGAAAAAGATTGGTCTGCTGATGAATACCAACCAGATCTATGGATAAAATTGCAAAAACTTAGAAAGAAAAATCCCCATTTATTAGT